ATACAATTTTTTATTTTAGATTTGGCAAAGATTTTTAAACCACTAAATTTAAACCTATGCTACATTACTTAATTTCGTTTATTTTATTGGTAGTTCTAATTTGGACTATCTTTAGTATCATTAAGGATTTAAAGCAAATCCATGATGATACCTGGAATGGACCGCCTGCGCATTAATAAATTAACAAACCAAACCTAATAACATGACAGATTTAAAAACACATTGGAAAAAAACCATGAATCCTAATTATCTGGGTGCATATGCTTTAGAACCTGGAAAGGATTTAATTGTAACCATTGAAAGCGTAAAAAAAGAAATGGTTAAGGATGCAAACGGAACTGATGCGGAATGTCTTGTATTGCATTTAAAAGGAACTAAACCTTTTATTTGCAACAAAACCAATGCCAAGGCTATATCAAAAGCAACCGGTTCTAATTTTATAGAGGATTGGACTGGGAAAAGCATCGCATTGTATATAGCCAATGTCCGCGCCTTTGGTGAAAATGTGGAAGCTGTCCGAGTTCGATCTCAGGCCGCAACCGAAAGTAATAAGAAAAAGAAACTAAACAATGAGGATTTTAAACGATTAATGGAAGCGATTAAATTCGGAAAGTTTACAGTAGAAAAGGCTTTGGATGCTTATGAATTTACAGAGGTGCAGATGAATATGATTGTGCAGATATAGTACATTTTTTGATACGATTTGATGCGATTTGATATGATTTTATTAATTTAATTTAAACCCTTTACACAATGCCAAAAGTATTTAAAAAAGCCGGTTGGAATCAAGACCGTGCAAATGTTGAAATTAACAAAGCTTTGATTGTTACCGAGAAAACATTTGGAATACACCGAAGCGAATTTCTATTTAATCGCAATCCTGCAAACAAACCTGCATTTAAAGCCAAATGCTGGTTTATATGGGCTTGTTTAGATCTTTACGATGTCCCAACTGTTAATGTTCAGCAAACTGGGTATTTGTCTTATGAAAGGATTATTCATGTTTCTAATGTAATTAGAGAAAGTCGGGATAAAAATGACATTACAACGGCAAGGAAGATGAGGCAGTATTATGATGAGATTGAGGAACTTTGCGAATTGGATGCGGATTATATTATATCTATTTCTTAATTAAGGCTTTGAGAGGCTACAACTAAACTAAATTAAGAAACTAAACTAAACTAAACCTGATATGAAACCACACAAACTCATAACTGAAACAAATTCAATAATCCACGCAGATATAATTCAGCGCAGTGAAGAATGGCATCAAATTCGAATTGGAAGATTAGGAGGCACTGATGCGGAAGCACTTCTGGTTAAAGGCAAATCCAATAACGGACTTGGAACTGGGGCAATGACGATTCTATACAAGAAATTATACGAAACCATTACAGGACTTCCTGCGGATGAAGAAAAGTTTTTATCGTACGCTATGCAAAGAGGAATGGACTTAGAGCCTTATGCCATTAAGGAATATGAAGCGATTAAGATGGTGGATGTAAAACAAATCGGTTATGTTTCCTTTGCAGAATTTTTCGGATATAGTCCAGATGGATTTGTAGATCAAGATGGATTAATCGAGGTTAAATGTCCACAAGGTCCGGAATTTATGCGAATGATTTCTGGTGGTGATATTCAACCTGGTTATATTGCTCAAATGCAATGGGGAATGCTTTTAACCGGTCGGGATTGGTGCGATTTTATCGTTTTTAATCCGGAGGTAAAACAAAAGCCAATAATGATTCAAAGGATAGAAAGGGATGAAACTAAAATAGAACTGCTCCAAGATGCGATGGGAAATTATTTGGATGAAATGGAGGCAAGGTTGGAGTATATTAAAACTAACCTTTAATTTGATTAAAATGGAACTAACCCAATCCCCTTTAGCCAAAGCATTAGAGCCAATGCTGGAAAGAATCTTTGCTACGGTTATAAACGCAAACGGACCGCATAATTTTACAGATCGGGCTTTTTTTGATGCTACATTCTTATTTCAATCCGTTGCCGGTGATGTTATGTTTCAGTTGATGCAAGAAGAAGAAATGGATAAAGATGTAAGAATGGATATGGCTGAGAAATTTGGCGCAGAATTAAGGCAGTTAATTAAAGTATATACCGGTAAGGATATGCACCAGATTGCGGAAAATTTAGCCAAAGAAGCGGAGGAAAGAGTTAAGGAATACGAACATGAAGAAGAAATGAAAAAGAGGGGTTTATGAAAAGAATTCTAATAGCTTGTGAAGAAAGCGATGAAGTTAGGGGAAGATTTGAGCAAATGGGTTTTGATGCTTGGAGTTGTGATTTGCAAGAAAATAGAAACCCTAACGCAAAGCATTATCAAGGTAATGTTTTTGACATTATAGATGATAATTGGGATGCAATGATAGCCTTCCCACCTTGCACACATTTAGCTGTGAGTGGTGCAGCTTGGTTTGAACAAAAGCGAAAAGATGGCAGACAGCAACAAGGGATTGACTTTTTTTTAGCGATTGCAAAAGCCAAAATAAAACACATAGCAATAGAAAACCCTGTTGGAATAATGAGTAAAATTTATATGCCCCCAACACAACTAATACAACCTTACTATTTTGGCGATAAGGCACAAAAAACAACTTGCCTTTGGTTGAAAAACTTACCGCCATTATACCACAATGCAGCACCTAATTTGTTTGATGATGTAGTAACTCATACAGATAAAGGGGATTTTTTTGAGTGGATTGATAGTAAGACTGGAAAGAAAAAAAGGCAACCATTGTGGTATAGTAAAGCAAGGGTTTTAAAAGGAGATGAAAGGAGTAAAGTAAGATCTAAAACATTCCCAGGTATAGCACAAGCTATGGCAGACCAATGGGGAAATTATTTACTTAATTTACAGTAATATGAAACAAATTCTAAACTTCCTTTGGCAACTAATCCGGTTCCTTTTCTTTTTCTTTGCGGCTTTGGTTCTGCTTAATGTTTTGTTTTATTTGATTGCGGTTATTTTATTTTTGATTTTTTAATATTTAAACCTATACACAATGAATGAATATTTAGAGTTTCTTAAACAGAAGCAAAAAACCCATGTTTTAAGCGGATTTGATGTTGAAGAATTAAATCCAAATTTATTTGACTTTCAAAGATTTATAGTTAAAAGAGCATTAAAAGCTGGCAAGTATGCAATATTCGCAGATTGCGGATTAGGTAAAACCTTAATGCAATTAGAATGGGCAAATCAAGTAACAAGGCATACTAATAAACCAGTATTGATTTTAGCTCCTTTAGCGGTGTCAGGTCAAACAATTAAAGAAGCTCAAAAGTTTGGCCTGCAATGTGAAAAGCTAAAATCAGATGTATTTGGGCAAGGTGTTTATATTACTAATTATGAGCAATTAGAGAAAATTGATTGCGATGTATTTGGTGGTATAGTATTAGACGAATCATCTATTTTAAAGAATTTTGAAGGTGCTACTAAAAAATTAATAATAGATAGATTCTTATATACTCCTTATAAATTAGCTTGTACTGCAACACCATCGCCAAATGATCCAATGGAGTTAGGTAATCATGCAGAGTTTTTAGACGTAATGAGTAGAAATGAAATGTTGGCAATGTATTTTGTGCATGATGGCGGTGAAACGGCTAAATGGAGATTAAAAGGTCATGCTACAAAATTATTTTATCAGTTTGTTGGATCATGGTCTATAATGTTAAATAAACCTAATGATATTGGATTTGAGATGATTGGGTATAATTTACCAAGCTTAAATTTATATGAAAATCAAATTAAAACTCTAAAACGAGATAATGGATCTTTGTTTAATGATGCTATAATTTCAGCGACTAATTTTAATCAAGAATTAAGGCTTACAAAAATTGAAAGATTAGATGAAGCGGCAAAGATTGTAAATGAAAGTGATGAAAACTTTATAATTTGGATAAAACAAAATGAAGAAGGAGATTTATTAAGGAAACTAATACCTGAAGCAATAGAAGTCAAAGGAAGTGATAGTCCAGAATATAAAGAAAAAATGTTATTAGGATTTGCAAATAATGAATTTAGAGTTTTAATAACAAAGACGAAAGTTGCTCAATTTGGATTAAATTATCAAAATTGCAGGAATCAAATATTTGCTTCATTAGATTTTAGTTTCGAGGGATTATATCAAGCAATCCGCAGATCATATAGGTTTGGGCAAAAGAATGAAGTAAATATCTATTTAATTACAACCGACACAATGAGTAATGTTAAAGAATCAATTAACCACAAACAAAAACAATTTGAAATCATGCAGGACGAAATGAGTAAAGCTATAAATGCAAATTTACAAGGTCAATTAATGACAACCGGAAACTATGATACTAATGAAGAATCAAATGAATGGTATCAAATTAAAAGAGGTGATTGCGTTCAAAGAATTACAGAAATAGAATCTGAGTCTATTGGGTTAAGTGTATTTTCACCTCCATTCGCAGAATTATATACATATTCTTCACATTTAGAGGATATGGGTAACTCTAAAGATTACAATGAATTTTTAATACAATTTGGATATTTAGTAAAGGAATTATATAGAGTAATGATGCAAGGCAGAAATGTAGCAGTGCATTGCATGGATTTGCCTATACAAAAAGGAAAGGAAGGTTTTATTGGATTAAGAGATTTTTCTGGAATGATTTTAAAAGCATTTGAAGAAAATGGATTTATCTATCATTCACGAATTACAATTTGGAAAGATCCAGTTGTAGAAATGCAACGAACTAAAGCACTTGGATTATTACATAAGCAAGTAAAAAAAGATAGCACAATGAGCAGAGTTGGTATTCCGGATTATGTTATGATTTTTAGAAAAGATGGCGAAAGAGAAAATCCTGTAACCAATACAGATGTAAGTGTTGATTTGTGGCAAAAGATAGCATCTCCAGTTTGGATGGATATTAATTATTCTAATACTTTGCAAGGTTTTAGAAATGGAAGAGAAGAAAATGATGAAAAACATATTTGCCCTTTGCAATTAGACACTATCGAAAGATTAATTTTATTATATTCAAATAAAGGTGATACAGTATTCACTCCATTTATGGGTATAGGATCAGAAGTATATCAAGCCGTTAAAATGGGAAGGAAAGGAATTGGAATTGAATTAAAAGAATCTTATTTTGATTTAGCTAAAAGAAACCTTCAAGCAGCGGTTTTAGAAAAAAATCAAATTAGTTTATTTTAAATTTAAACCTAAAGCCTTTTTGTATGCACTTCTCAATTTTTTACGGCGGAGCAAACCAAACTAAACCGGAACCGAAGCCGGTCGATTTGGCATCGGTTATAAAACTAATTAAGCACGATTCTAAGATAGAGAAGCTCGTGGAGCAGATACGAATTGCGAAACAACAAGACGCTTTAAAAGGAGCAAAACTAAAGACTAAGCTACCTTATATTACTCCTTATGGGGTTTTCAGCGAGCGCAAAAACGAGGCAATTCAAACGTACAACTTCATTACTGCCATTGATATAGACAAGAAGGATAATCCTTTAACGGATATTGGCGAAGTCTTCCAAAGGCTTTGCTCAATTCCTTCTTGTATCTTAGCTTTTAAATCCCCATCCGGAAACGGTGTAAAAGGATTAATTAAGGTTCCTGACAATGCCTACAACCAGGTAGATCACTATGAAGTATATAAACAAGTTATTCAGCCTTATATAGAAAAGCAATGTGGTTGCAAAATAGACCAAAGGCAAGGCGTTTTAAGCCAGCCTTTGTTTTTAACTCATGATAAGGATTTATATTACAATCCGGATTATACCGAATTGCAACTAAACTATGGCAATATCAATTTGCAAGTTAATGTTCAGACTAAAATTGTAAACGGTAAAGTTCAAATTAATCCTGAATCTATATTGCAAGACTTCTGTTTCCGGATTCAAAGAAAGGAAGATAACAAATGGGAATACTTTAACAAAATTGCAATCTTAGCCGGTGGTATGTACAGCGGTGGCACTTTTGGAGATGTTGACAAATACGAAATTATTACTGCATTGCAAGACGCCGTAAAATTAAATCCATATGTTGAGGACTATTCCCATGCAAGTAAGCAAATCATTTCCGGATTTGATTACGGATTACAACGTCCTGTAACATCGGAACTATTAGAACAAAGAAAAGGCATTGACACCTTGATTAAGTTTTTGGATAAGACTGATGAAGAGATAAACTCAGATCATGTATTTAACAACAACCGATATATAAGGGTTGGGGATGATTATTACGAAAGAATCGAATCCGTAACCATGCACGGCAACTTAATGCCTGTAATTGAAAAACGAAGCCGGCAGACACTAATGGACGATTTTGGAAAAGGGTTTTTAAAGGAAATCCCAAAGTTTAAAACATTCTGCAACGTTCCGAATTATCTTAATTATGAACCGGTTGTGAATGATTCTGTGAACTTGTTTTATCCGTTTACGCACCAGGAAAAAGAAGGGCAAATTTTTGATACTATTATAAAGATGCTATTTCATATTTTTGGAGAACAAACAGAAATGGGACTGGATTATCTCCAAATCCTTTATCAGAAGCCAACTCAAATTCTTCCAGTTCTATGTCTGGTATCAAAAGAAAACGCAACCGGTAAGACTTCGTTTTTAGAATTTTTAGAGATGCTGTTCAGAGGTAACACTGCGATTATATCCACGAATGATATTGAGGGAGATTTTAACCAGCACTATATCTCAAAACATATTATAATGGTGGATGAATCGGATTTGCATAAGAATAACACCGCTTCTAAGATAAAGCAAATGGCAACGCAAAAGACAACATTTGTAAAGGGTAAGTTTCAGAATGAGCGCAAAATTGATTTCTTTGGCAAGTTAATTCTGGTTTCAAATGATGAAAGGTCATTCCTTTCCATAAAGGATGAAGATATTCGCTACTGGATCAGGAAAGTTCCAAAATTGGAAGAGTTCGATCCTGATTTTAATTACAAAATTGAAAATGAAATACCAGGATTTATCTGGTTTCTTAATCGGAGGAAACTTAACACGGCTACGAAACAATCCCGGGCCTGGTTTCGAGTGGAAGACATTGAAACGGAATGGACTAAAAAGGCTAAGGAAGCCAACCGGTCCGATTGTTTCTTTGCTTTGTTTGATTCGATTCTAAAGCACTTTGAAAACGATATAAACTGCCATGAAATTGTAGCCACTTTGGGTGATATTAAGGCTAATCTATTAGCAAATACGAATTACAATGCCAGGTATATATCCAAGACCTTGCATGAGGAGTTTAAGATAGAATCAAAGGTGCACCGGAATTTAGAAACCTTTGATATTAACCCATATAAGGTTCGGAAATCTGGCAAATATTTTGTAATTAATCGGGACTACATTTATAAGGAATTTGTAGGCGAAATAAGCGATGATGAAAACGATTCGGGTTTAGATACGAATTTGGATGGAAAACCGATTGTGGCTCAAATTAATAAGCAATTAGATAAGGATTCGGATATGCCACCGTTTGCAGGTGAAGCTCCGTTTTAGTCCAGTTAATTGAGTTAAAAACTGGTTTTATCAGGCTTATTTTTAATTTAAAACTAAAAACAATGAAAGCCAAACTAACCTTTAATCTCCCCGACGACCAAGACGAATTCGACAACGCTATAAACGGATCGAAAGCGCATCTGGTATTGTGGAATATCAGCCAAAATATAAGAGCGATATGGAAACATGGCGATCTAAACGAAAGTCAATATGAAATCGTAAATAGGATTAGGGATGAATTTTATGAGGTAATACATGAACACGGAATTAAATTAGATTAAATCAACCTTTGAATGAATTACAGCAAAGAATTAGAAACGACTAAAACATTAATCTCCAGACTAAGCCTGGAACTAGAAGCGGTACGAAACAAAGACGTAACAAGGCTGGAGGTAATCGACCACGCAAACGGCAAAGGTCGGGTTTTGGTTATGGAGCCAGGTAGTTTTAAAGAAATTCAATTTTCGTATCAGGATGAAGGCAAAACTTTAAAGGTGTTTTTGGTTTAAAAAAATAGCTTGTTTATTCCATTCATTTTTTTTATCTTAGTATTCGATTTTGGTACTGCTCTTAAGATTGTGCAAGTTTTTTTTAGATGCGAAAATGGTTTTAACCCGGGTTCAAAAGTGGATCCGGGTTTTTTGTTTTAAGGCTAAATTAGATCCAAATCTGTAAACTTTCACCTTTACTTTTACCTTTCCAAAGTCAAATTATAGCTTTACTTTAATTAAATTCCAATCAAAAATTAAATTTCGAAGCTGTTTTTTAGCCGAATCCTTAACTGATTACTGCCAATT